CGTGTTGATCTGGTCACACCCGGTGAGTTGGTGCGCGATGAGGCCGGGCGCGTGATCGGTTGCCGAGGCCTCACCCATACGCCGCGGGCACTGTGCGATGGCGAGAATTGCGACACTATCGCAGTCCGCAGGTTTCACAACCACACCACAACTGGCCATCTCGATCTCTGTGCCGCCCATGCGATCGACCATGTGGCTGATCAAGGCGAGTTCTATGGGAATGTGTCTATCGGCCGAGGGGAGGAGATATGAGAGACCGTTTCATTAATGGTGCAGGGTTGGATGGGGTGGCTTTTGTCACCCCGCCAGAGAACTCAGGCCAGATCGTTACCACGGCCTACGGTTACGACATGGTGGCGGATTGCGTGGTGGAGCGTGTCGATGATGGCAGTGACCAGTCGATGTTTTACACCGCCTACAACATCATTGGCAAGTACGAGCCGTGGAATCAGGCACCCAAGCTGGGTCGTCTGCTCGGCCCATGGAACCCGGAACCACGGTGACAGTCGTTTTGATCGTCGTATCGGTGCTGTTCGGATTCTTGTTCGGTGCGATCATGTGCGCTAGCGGAAGGAAGGACAGGTGATCTAGATGGTGACGATCCTGGGTTGGCTTTCGGCGCTGGTGTTTAGCCTCGGCATGCTAAGCGGTGGTCACATCGCTGCATACGGTCTGACCATCACGGCGCAAATCCGCCCAGGATCGGCCACGGTGTTGGTCAACCCGTACGTCGCCGTGAATGTGCCCAGCCTGGGCAATCGTCTGGGTGGCGTCACATTCGGTGACACCAGTCTGATAGGGCCAGGCGGCAGCATCGCATACGAGCACACCCATACCGCCGGCTGGGACCACTTTGGTCTGGCCTACCCGCTACACATTCTGGCCCATCCGTGCGAGTATGACCCCGCCTGGAACTGGTCAGGACATTGCGCTAACCTGTGGCCCACCTGGTCAACTATCAATATGGCACCCGAGGCCGGCGCAGTGGTGCTGCACCTATGACCCCGAGCGACAATGCCGTTCTGGTGGCCTGCGAGGAGTCGCAGGTTGTCACATCCGCCTTTAGGGCGCGCGGCATCGAGGCCTGGTCCTGTGACACCGAGCCGTGTTCTGGCGGACACCCAGAGTGGCATCTACAGCAGGATGTAACGCCCCTACTCCAGCGGCCTTGGGCAATGATCTTGGCCTTTCCTCCGTGCACCCATCTTTCGACCATTGGGTCTCAATACTGGCCCGAGAAGCAGCGCACAGGTCAGCAACAGCGTGCTGCACGGTTTTTCTGGCGTTTTGTGCAAGTCGCTGAGGATAAGTGCGCCCATGTCGCAATCGAGAATCCAGTCGGGGTTATGAGTCGACAATACCGCAAGCCGGATCAGATAATCCACCCGTGGCAATTTGGTGAGCCAGTGGCCAAACGGACTTGCTTGTGGTTGCGTGGTTTGCCGAGGCTCCGCCCTTCCCGAGTAATCGAGGCAACCCATCGGCAGATTGACGGCAACCGCGGTCGTCAGTTACCCGCGGCCGTAGTCACTGGCAACCGTGGCAGAGAACGCGCCAGGCTCCGGAGTGTTACCTTCGCCGGCATCGCGGCCGCCATGGCTGAGCAGTGGGGCGACTATATACGATAGGCTTGACATGTCTAGTTAGTAAGAGTAGGCTAAGCATTGAGGAGGAACACAATGGAAAAACTGAGGATGGATTCGATCAACGGCAGTCCGATCGTTGAGTACCGTCAGATCGACGGTCTGATCCAGCGGCGCGCACTATACAGCGCCGAAGGCAAGTACTACATCGCTGCCGGCGACGTGGTCCGCTCGATTGAGGTCGACGACGGCACTGGGTGGGAGAACGTCACCACCGTCGTGATTCGTGAGCAGATGATGCTCGACGGCCCAGTGGCCAAGTGGCTATGGGGTTTAGCCGGCGAGGAGGCAAAAAGTGCAGAAGAATAAGAGATCAATCAGTGTCAGCCTCAACAAGGAGTGGCAACACCGTATTGCCCGTTACGACTATGTACCAGGCACCACCTCAGGCGGTTTAATCAAGACCTGGATCGAGCGGTATTTTATGCTGGTCGAGGCGCTGGCGGATGAGGTTGGCCAACTGAGCGACGGAGACATTGCCGCGATAGTCAACGACGCAGAAGGCAACCTGGGACTCGCGATCTGGCAGGCGACCAATGCCGCGAAAGCGAATGAGGCGCAGCGTGTGGCTATTGTGCAGCGCGTCGAGGACGCTCTGGCGAACTACATGTACACCAAGAAGGAGGAAGACCATGAGTGATAACACGGCAATGGCAATCAACGACATCGAGAGAGCGGCTGGATTCGTCGTAAAATCGCGACTGTTCGGCGGCGCAATCAAGACCTCGGAAGCGGCGGTGGCGCTGATGCTGCTGGCCCAGTCCGAAGGGCTGCATCCGATGCGCGCTTTCATGGAATATCATATTATTGATGGTCGGCCGTCTTTAAGGGCCGACACCATGCTGGCGCGGTTCCAAAACGCCGGCGGGCGGGTCGAATGGCATAAATACGACGAATCTGGCGCTTCGGCGACGTTCTCGCACCCGGCTGGCGGTAGCGTGACGGTCGACTGGGATGAGAAGACCGCCAAGTTGGCTGGCCTGTTACCGGCTAAGTTAGGCAGCGGATGGCATAAATATCCACGCGCGATGTATAGGTCGCGCGTGATCTCCGAAGGCATCCGCACTGTATATCCGGGTGTCATGCTGAATCTTTATACACCGGATGAAGTCGAGCACTTCGCCCCAGCGCCGAAGGCGGTCACAGAATCGCTAACCAAACCGCGGTTGGGGCGGCCGATGGAAGCCTCCACCACTGAGAAGCTGCCTCCACCGGTGGATGCGCCGCTGCCCAAGTTGGTCGAGCCGCCTGCACCGGCCGAGGACGCCCCTGAACCAGTCAAGCAGGCTACTAGGCCGACGATGGCCGAGTTGATGGGCGAGTTGTCCGAAGCGCTGAACAGCCTAGGCCTCAGCAAAGCGGCCGGCAAATCCGATATCGCGATGCAGTTGGCCTCGGGTCACTTTGACCGCGAGATCGGATCAGCCAAGGACCTGACCCGTGACGAGTTGGTGCGGATGATTGAGCACGCCCTGGACATCCGCATGGCGCTCGACGCGCTGCCAGGTGGCGCGCTGCCACCAGTGGACTCCGCCTCTCTGGTCGCCTGGATACTCAGGTACGGGCTGCCCGTGAGCACCGATGCCGAGGTGCTCGAGAAGATCCGGAGCGACTGGGACGATGGAGTAGCGCCAGCTGGCGCTCAGGACGGTTGTGAGACGAGCGAGCAGGAGCAGCGGCTGCACCTGGAGCCGAACACGGTGGACCGCGGATGAAACCGCTGACCGGCCTGGTGAAGGCCATTGAGAGGCTGGGGCTTGACGCCTCGGCCTCCGACACCCAGTCGATGGTCGGGCGCATTCGTGGGTATCCTGCGGAGCCAGTGACAAGCATCCCTGATTTTTCGGCATGGTCTGTGAAGACGTATCTGGACCACGTGGTGGCAGGGATGAGATCGGCGAGTCTGGGCCCGTCCGAATCAGCCCGCTTGTGCCGGTACATCGAAGCACGAGGCATTCGCCTGCCACAGGACCGTGCCGCAATCTTGGCCTATCAGCTGCAGTTTATTGCGTCCTGCAAGGGAAACAATATACATTAACGTTTCATTAAGGAGGGAACGTGATGCAGATCATATTCAACCGTCTATTTTCTGCTATTTTCAAGACTTTAGACCTTTCTTTAGGTTCTTACTCTTCTTGTAATTTAGTTAGTGAAGAGAAAAAAAGACAACCCAGTCTTTTTTTCTCTCTCTTAAAACATGTTTTCAGTAATGTTGCAATTACAGCTACGTTGCTAACCCGTTCTCACCGTTCGCACATCAGTGAAGGAGCGACGCCGAAAAAAAGAGGCTGGGGGCTCTTTTTTTCAACGCCTTCACGGACCAGAACCGGAGCACATGGTCAGCAGATGGTGGAATCAATGCCACAACGGGACTGGAATCCACCAGAGATATCTAGGCGGTCGACAAAATCAAACCTGGCCCTGGGCATTGCGCTACCCCATAGCGTGCGATATCCGGCTACCTCAGTCGACCGTAGGTGGATTGTAGGCCGGACACTTGCCGCGGATTCCAGTTGCGGTAGTATCCGGAACATGCTCACCCATAAATCAACAGCCTGGATGTCGGTACATACCGATTCAATAAATATGCAAGGAGGTGCATAATTAAGCAACGAAAAGAGCTTGAGGAGATTACGCTTTCATATGCTCTAAGCGGGTTATTATCACCCGATCCGCAGCTTTATGCAGTACCGGAATATCGGCGTTTAGCCGAAGCGTTGGCCGAACATGGGCCGGATGGGGTGGTATATGCAGATATTGATGCGACCACCTTGGCCGGCCTCACTGATCTGTATCTTGAATACGGGGCGGTCGCGGTCGAAGAGATGGAGCGGCAACTACGGTCCGAAGTCCGCCGACAGGCGGTGATCATGGCCTCGGTGCAACTGCTCCAGACCGCCAAAAACAGCGGTGACTACGGAGCCGGCATTGAGGCGGTCTTGGACGCTTCCAGGAGTTTCCGGGTGTCTGGATCAGTCAATGCCCGCAGCGCCGCCGAGAGCGCAATCCAGCGCTGGCAGGATGAGCGTGACGGTAAGCGGCGGAAACCGGTAACCATAAATGACGACCCGTCGTTCCCGGTGTTCGCTGGCGGCGGCCACTACATCCTCGCAGCGCGGACAGCGGTAGGCAAAACCGCTCTGGCGCTGCAGTGGGGGCTGCAGGCGGCGCGCAATGGCCATAAAGTGGTCCTGTACTCGATGGAGATGCCATTGTGGTCGATAGGCGCGCGGCTGATCAGTCAAGTGACCGGCTACCCGGTCCATACATTAAGCAAGCATGAAGATTTAACCGCGGCGCTCGAGCAACTCGATGTGCCGCTGATGATCCACGATGACATCGATCACGCCGAGGCGATATATGCGCATATGAGGTCAGCGCACGCAGATTTATACATCGTTGACTACCTCGGTCTGGTGGTATCGGCGCACCGCGAGGAACGACGTGAGTTGGAAGTAGCGCGAATCAGCCATTCATTGAAGAGGCTGGCGGTCAAACTCGATCGGCCGGTTCTCACCTTGGCGCAGATCAACCGGCAGGCGGAGACCAAAAAAGACCGCCGTCCGGAGTTGGCCCAGTTGCGCGACTCCGGTTCGATCGAGCAAGACGCCGATGCGGTGATGCTGCTGTGGCGGAAGCCGGATTCGTACGGCACGCCAACAGCAGAAGGCGAGATCGTGGTGGCTAAAAACCGGCAAGGGCCGACCAGACCCTGGCCGCTTCATTTTGAGGGTTCAGCAATGACCTTCAAGATTGGTTGGGAGGCGAAACTGTGACGATTATGGAAAAACTGGCGAAAGACACCCACGGATCGGTGCAAAACCAGCAACTGCTGGTAGCGGATACACTGTTCACGATTGCCGAAAGCGCCCGTTTGGCTAGAGCGCTGTATGGACCTGAAACCGTCAAATGTGGTCCAAGCCGACGGAACATGCAATTCGGCTGCTTGGCTGAGTTCGCGGAATGGTGGCGGCAGCATCCAATCGAGAATAGCGATGCCGAGCATCTCGCGGCCCAGGTAATCGCCGGCGAGATCGATCCGCTAAGCGCCCAGACCTGGGCGGTCATTAATTCATGGCATGATCTGGCCAGGGCGCTGATCTCAGCAGCGGATGAGTGGAGCGCGTGACCTGGGAACTGTCGCTACCATGGCCGCCTTCGGTCAATCACTACTGGCGACATGATCGCGGGATCACTCACATCTCGGCCGAAGGACGCGCATACCGGGTCGCGGTGTGGGGAATCGTCAAGAGGAGCGCATCATCACCGAAGGACGACCCCAGTTGGCCGCTGGACGGTAGAGTGAGGATTGTCGTGCACACACACGCGCCAGATAATCGTGCGCGTGATCTGGACAACATCCTCAAGGCGCTACTGGACGCGCTCGGGCACGCCAAAGTGTATCTGAGCGACGCCCAGATCGATGACCTGCACGTTATCCGTGGCATATCCCAAAAGCCACGTGGTAGCGTGTATCTCACGATTGAGGAGATTCGCGGGTGAGCTATTCTCAGTGGATTCAGGGCAAGCACAAGTTGCACCTAGCGCCACCACACACTCGGCGGTCATTATGTGGGGTGTCGCTTGATCGGATGGTTGCTCGCCGCGCTCCAGGTCGCGTCGCGACACTACGCGGGTTGGACCGGATGTGCGAGGATTGCCAGTTCGCTGCACTGGATAAATCGACCAGTGCGATTGGCGGATGGGCGCTTAAATGGACGGCGCGGCCATTGAGCGCGGCCGAGTTATGGCGATTGGTTGAGCGGGCGATACGGCACTCTGGTGAGACGACTGCATCTGGATTGTTGGACGCCCACGATAGTTGGCGACGCGCTAACAGATTGCCGCCGTTAGCGCCAGAAAAGCCGCTGTGATAAAATAACGACATGGGCCGTACACCTAGACTGACACCAGAGGTCTATGACCACATTATCAAAGCGCTTCGAAGTGGGCTGCCTAGATCGACGGCAGCCCATCTTTGTGGATTGACTGCTGAGGCGGTTTATGAGTGGATCGGCCAAGGCGATGGACGACGATCTCGCCGCAAAGCGAATCTACAACTGTATGTTCGCTTCGCAGCCGACGTAAAAAGAGCAGAATCGGCCGCAATAACAGATAGCCTCAAAGTTATCCGCACTGCTGCGGCGGATAGTTGGCAAGCGGCGGCCTGGTTTCTGGAACGCAAGAATCCTGAGAACTGGTCGCGGAAGGAGCGTCACGAAGTTAGCGGACCTGGTGACGGTCCGATTCAGGTCGAGGTGATTCGGCGTATTATCGGAGGTGCCGATGGCGAAGTTGGGACGACCACGGAAACCGAGGACGATTGAACTCGAGTATTCCCCAGCGCAGAATCACATGTTCTTCGAGTCCGCCCGTTCTGGGCGGTTCCGTATTTTCCCGAAAGGACGGCGCGCCGGCGCAACCCGAGGCGGCGCGCAAGCAACGGTCGAATGGATGCTGGACGGCAAGCATATCTTATGGGGCGACACCGTTCACGGCAATATCAAGCGCTACTATGATCGCTACTTCGCGCCAATCGGCCAGCAGGTCAAGAAGGCCGGCATCCGTTGGGATTTTAACCGCACCGATCTGATCTTGCGTGTTGGTGAAGGCTACTGTGATTTTCGCAGCGCCGATAAACCAGAGAACTGGGAAGGATTCGGATATGACGTTATCCTACTCAATGAGGCCGGCATCATTCTCGGCGGCGAACGTGGTCGCTATCTATACCAATCCGCGGTGTTGCCGATGCTGATTGATTCGGCCGGTTCGCAGTTGATTGCTGTCGGCACTCCGAAGGGCCGCAATCTGTTCTACGATCTGGCCAAACGGGCCTTGGCAGGCGAACCTGGATATCACACCCGGACATTCACCACCTACGACAATCCGTGGTTAGACCCGGTCGGCATCCAGACGATTGTCGACGAAGTGCCGGCACCAGTTAGGCCACAGGAGATCGGCGGCAAGTTCATCTCGCGGATTCATGGCTCGCTATTCCAGGAGCCAGTGCGCTATGATTCGCCGAATATGCAGAACAGCCGTATAATCGTGGCCATGGATACTGCCTCGAGCAAACGAGACACCGCGGACTATTCCTCGGTTGTGGTGCTGGCGCGAGCCGGTGACGAGGCCGATGTGCTCGAGGTGCTACATGGTCGCTGGGATATCTTCCAGTTGGCCTCGCAAGTTAAGGACGTGCAGAGTCGCTATGGCGCGACGGTGACGATTGAAAAAACGTCACAGAGTCTGCCGATCCTGCAATATCTGGAGCAGCAGAACGTGCGCCTATCGCCGGTGTCGCCGATTGGCGATAAATATACCCGCGCCGTGCCGATTGCGGCGCAGTGGAATCGCGGCAAGATTCGCCTGCCGATCGATGCTCCATGGATGGGCGACTTTCTGGCCGAGGTGTTGTCGTTCACTGGCACCACGGCTGACGATCATGATGACCAGGTCGATGCGCTGGTCTATGCCGCAGTTGCCGGCGGAATCACATCCGAATCCGGGTGCTGGCATGATCTGGCCCTGGAAGCGGCAAGTGCGCCAAAACCCAGTAGCGGCGCTGACGGTGATCAACAAGATCGGCACGCCGCAATGGACGCCGCGGAACTATGCAGCGCTGGCGAAGGAGGGATACGAGCGCAATCCTCATGTGTATGCGTGTATCCGCTTGGTTGCTTCGGCCGCGGCCGGCATTCCATGGCGGTTGTCGATTCGGCGCAACGGCAAGATCCACCGGATGCCAGATGATCACCCGTTGATGGTGCTGATCAAGCGGCCGAATCCGTCGCAAGGGCAATCGCGATTCCTCGAACAAGCGCTCGGATATTATCTGCTGGCCGGCAATTCGTACATCGTCCGCGTTGGTCCAGACAATGGGCGACCGCGAGAACTGTACCTGCTTCGGCCTGATCGGATGTCGATCATTCCGGGCAACACGCCGTCGTTGGCGGCGGCGTACAAGTACACGATTGCTGGGCAGGATCAGATGTTCACCGAAGCGCTGATCTTGCATCTTAAATCATGGCATCCCACTGACGACTTCTATGGCCTCTCTCCACTTGAGGCCGCGGCATATTCGGTCGATCAGAATAACGCTGGCCGAGCCTGGAATAAATCGCTCTTGGACAACGGCGCACAACCGGCCGGCGGATATAAGACGGCGCATGAGTTGGGCGACACCCAGTACGAGCAACTCGCCGAGAGCCTCAAGAAGATACGCGGATCAGCGAACGCCGGCAAACCGATGATCTTGGAGGGCGACCTGGAATGGGTGCCGACCGGATTATCGCCGCGTGACATGAGTTGGGCCAGCGGCATGCGGTTATCGGCGCGTGAGATTGCCAGCGTTTATGGTGTGCCGCCAGAACTGATCGGCGACCACGAAAACGCTACCTACTCGAACTTTCAGGAAGCCAGAAAAGCGCTCTACACCGAGACCGTGCTACCGCTGATGGACTGGTTGAGGGACGAGTTGAATAACTGGTTGACTCCGCTGTTTGGGCCCGGATTATCATTGAGTTACGACAAGGACGATATTGAGGCGCTGCAAGAAGACCGGAGCCGCGTTTGGGATCGCGCTGTCAATGCCGTCAAATCGGGGTTGATCACCATCAATGAGGGCCGGTCTTCGATCGGTTACGATGCCGCCGCCGGCGCGGACGAGTTGCTGATCCCGGCGACGATGTTGCCGCTGGTGATTCCGAAGGCGAAAACGAACAACTCGATCGAGATGGAATCGGCCGCGACCGATCCGCTGACCGAATACTGGCGTTCATTCGATCACCGCCGTGCCGGGTATGTCGGCGCGATTCAGAGCAAGACCAAAGCGCAGTTCCAGATCGAACTCGAAGCGCTCAAGAAAGCGTTGCCAGGTGGATTATCGGCGGTGCTCGCGGCGCTTGGCCAGCAGGAACCGAACTGGGAGCGGTTACTGACCGCGATTTATCTGTCGGTCGGTCAACCGTACGCTGTCGATGTGTACGCTGGTATCACTCGCGCCGCGAAGGGCCCAGATGAGCAGGCAGCCATTGATCCGTCGATCTTCGCTCGCTCTATTGCGGCCTGGATCAAGTCGCACGCGGCCAAGAAGATACAGAACATCGGCGCTACCACTCAGACCGCGGTGGCGGATCAGTTGTCAGTCGACACCGCGACTGGCGAATCGATTGAGACGATGGCCGACCATCTCAGCGATATCTACGATGGTTTCGACTTGGTGCGCGCACCAATGATCGCGCGCACGGAAGTGATTGGCGCGAGCAATCTCGGCGCGCATGTCGGCGCGATGGCCACCGGGTTGCCGATGGTCAAAAAGTGGCTCGCGACCCGCGATAGCCGCACTC